GACCTAGTCCTAGCCACCCAACGACACATTCGCGATCAGCAGACTGCGGATATTGAGCGCCGCCGTGCGGCGTTGATGAACCGCCCACCTGAAACCCCTGAGGCCACGTTCGGGGGGAACGTCAAGGAATTCTTTAAGGGAGTTGTCCCCGGTGCGATTGGTTTGGCCGAGACCGCAGGAACTGGTCTCGCATCATTGTTACCGGACGAGACTGAGAAGTCCGCACGTGAGAAACTCAAAGAGATTGCAGGTATTGCCAAGAAGCCATTCGAAGCCGGTGCAGGTTACGAGGATTCTATTGGCCGCAACCTTGGTCAAGGTCTAGGCTCAACACTGCCATTCTTTGCGCTTGGCCCCCTCGGTCTTGCAGGACGCGCCGCAGGTGCGGGTGTTGGTGTTGCCGCAGGTGCAGGCGAAGCCCGTGAAGCCGCTGAAGCCAAAGGTGCTACAGGCGAAGAACGACGTCTGGCCACACAACTCGGTGCGCCTACAGGTTTGTTTGACATGCTTGCCCCACAGATCAAACCATTTAAGAGTTTGATTGGTACTGCCTTTGCACGGGGTGGCGTTGAAGGTGCGACAGAAGCCGCGCAGAAAGTTGCACAAAACTTAATTGCCAAAGGTGTGTACGACCCAAGGCAAGAAATTCTTGCGGGCTCTGGCGAAGAAGGTGCATACGGCGCAGGTGTCGGTGCACTGGCTAGTTTGATTGTTGACATGACTATCGGTCGTAAGGCTAGCCGTGCCCAACTTGGCCTAGACAAAGAAGAAACACCCCCACCACCCGCAGGTGAGGAAAAGAAGCAAGGCATCCAACAACTGCTTGGATACGACGCACAGCCGTTTACGCCGGTCGCTATGCCGGACGGCTCAGTCATTACCACCCGCGCCGAATTCGACGAATATCAGAAGGGCAAGCAAGCCCAAGCACGTCAGCGTGAGGAAGACCTGCGTACTTCTGACCCCATGGCAGGGATGTCAACATTCGACCGCAACCTCGCAAGGAGCGGAAAACAAGCTGCGCTGCAGGAAACGTTTGACGAAGTACAGCCTGACTTGTTTGGAGATGTGTTGCCACCGAAGACTCCCCGGGAGGAAGAGGTAAGTGAGGCCGCGCCAGTAGTGGATGAGCGGCAAGGTGAGTTGCCACTGGTAGGTGGCCGCACTCAAGAGCAACAGATCATTGAGATGATCGCTGATGAAAAGAATCAGAAGGAAGTCGACAGAGTAAAGCAAGCCGCTGATGCGCGTAAGGCCACAGAAGACAAGGCCAGTGAAACCGAGCGTCTGAAGTTCGAGTCTGACCTTGCCGAAATGGACGACAAGATTAACCGCAAGGAGCAGAAGTCTACGGAAGACCGCCGACTGCAAGTTCTCCTGCCGATGATCAGCAACCCCGATATTAAAGATGTCGAAGCGGCGTTCCAAGCCGAACTCAAGCGTCAACGCTACGCAAACACTGCCCTGACAGAGCGTGAGCAGGAGTTAGTAAAACGCTCCAACGACTTCAAAGCCGCTGAACCTGCGCCTCCCGCACCGCCCGTAGCCCCCGAGATCGAGCCATCTGCACCTGCCCAGAATCAGGCCATGGAAGCACTCATTCCTGAAAAGAAAACAGGACGCGTGCAAGAACAGCCTAGTTTCCCGGGCATGGGTAAACCGAAGGGTGCCGCACCTCAAGCCTTCTCTGAAGAAGAACTTGAAGGCCAAGCCGCCCCGTTTGGTACTGTGCTGACGCCTGAGATTCTTGACCGCACCGGATTGCCCAAGCAGTCAGGTTTCTACAAACAGTTGGTCGGCAAAGACATGGCTGACCCCGCACAACAACCGCAAGTTGCGGACGTTTTGGTGCGTGTACGTAGTAACCCTAATCTATCCCCCGCCACTAAGCAAGCCATCGAGGGCGTTGCTATGCAAGCCTTTGGCGGTTTGGCCAAACAAGGTGAGATGTTCGGCCCACGTGGTAAGGTCTTAGCACCCGCTACCAAGGAGACAAAGAATGCCACGCCGCGAAAGCCAACTACCCCTGATGCAGATGCCGGTAAAGCAACTGGAACTAGCGATGCAGGTAGTAAACCGAGCGAACAACCGAAGAAGCCTGTTCGACCCGCTGGTGATACCGCACGAACTGAAGCACCTGCAAGCACTGGAGTGGCAAGCGGTGAGCGACCTGCTGGAGTCTCTGGAGACAGAAAAACTGTGGGAGCCGCTCCACTAAAGACGGAGAAAAAGGCCGAGCCCTCCACTGAGTTTAAGACCGCAGAGAAACCTGCACCCAAGGTCGAGAAGAAGGTAGAGGCCAAGACCGAAGAAAAGCCTGCGCCTAAAGTGGAGAAAAAGGCCGAGCCAAAGACTGAACCCAAGGCCGAAAAGAAAGCCGAGCCAAAGGCTGAAGAGAAGCCCGAGATCAAGGGCGTGGTCAAAGACTCAGCCATGTACGACGCATTGGCAAGTGAGGACAAGGCCAAGGCTATCGACTTCCTTGCAGCGGACATGTACAACGCGATGTATCCTGAAAAGAACGCATCCAAAGTACTGAACGAGATCAACAGCCAACTGATGGCTGGCCAGATTCCTGATCCGAAGTTTGGGAAAGAAGGAGCGTTCGTTCCCGGGATGGGCGGTAAGCATGCCGAGGCATACTTTAATTCCCTGAGTGACGCCGATCGTAAGGCCCTGATCGACCGCTTACAACACTACTTCATAACAAGTGAGGTAAAGACTGCCGCACGTCTGGCGGAAATGAACGCGCAGCAAATTCTTGCTCGTGCAGTACAAGAGCAGATGGATGGCGAACTCGACTTGCTCAAGGATGCTGTGGCTTTGACTCGCCCTCTGCACCCTGCCATCATCGCTGTGGCTAAGTCAGGCAACCTGCTCGGTGCGCTCCGCATGATTGCAAACCAAAACCTTGGTCGTGCATCTACTGCGGCACAGCGTTTGTCTGAAGTTATTGGGGGTACAAAAATTCAGTTCGTAAAGAACCTGAAGAACGCCTCCGGCGAACCCGTTGCCGGTCGCTACGACCCCAAGACAGACACAATCCGAATCAACTCCGACATGGTGGTGGACTTGCACACCCTCTTACACGAGGTCACTCACGCCGCCACGTCACATGTTTTGGATAATAAGTCACACCCTTTGACTAAACAACTTACAGAGTTGTACAACAATGTCAAAGGCTCGCTAGATACAGCGTATGGTGCGCAATCGTTAGACGAATTTGTCGCTGAAGCGTTCAGCAATCCTGAGTTCCAAGCCAAGTTATCTGCCATCAATCCCATGGGTGCGCCCATTTCCGCATGGCAACGCTTCAAAACTGCGGTTGGTAACTTCATCCGTCGCATGATGGGTATGGGAAATAAAACCGCAGGTTCTGCACTCGATGCTACCGATGCGCTGATCAACGAGATTCTCTCCCCTGCCCCTGAGACTCGCAGTGGTGATATGTTGTACGCCGCCTCCATGCAACGCAAGGGCGGGAAACTTCTCGATGCTTTGAGTGAGACTTATCACGAACTGCCGTACATCAACGAAGAGTGGAAAGGTCGCATCAACGAGTTCTTCACAGGCTCAACGCCTAACGCAATTAAGAACATCGTGCGTAGTGCCCTGCCGCTGAACGCATTGGTTGACGTGGCAAAGAAATACATCCCCATGGCGGGTAAGTTGGATGTGCTTGTAGGCGAACGCTCCGGTGCAGAAAACGCTCGTAGTCAAGCCATCGAGCCGATCATTGAGCGTGTGGAACAATGGGCAAAGACTAACGCTGACAAGGTAGACGCACTCAACAACATGGTGTACACCAGTACAACTGAACAAGTTGACCCATCTAAGCCTCGCGCCACATACGCCAAAGATGCGGAGAAGTTGAAGACTTGGGATGCCATGCAAGCCGACTGGCGCAAACTTGGCGAGAGCGGTCACTCTGTGTACAACCAGATGCGCGACACGTACAAGAAGATGTACGAACAAGTTAAGGACGTGCTTGACGCACGTATTGACTCAGCCATCGACGACAAGGGCACTGCCAACAAAGTCAAGGCTGAGGTCTACCAACGGCTGTTTGCAAGGGGACAGATAGAGCCTTACTTCCCACTGACTCGTACTGGCAGTAAATGGTTGTCATACAGCGCGGTCGACCCACGCAACGGCAACCGAGAGTTCTACGTTGAAGCGTATGAAAGTAACTATGCCCGTGAACAAGCGATCAAAGAACTCAAAGCCGATCCAAAAGCCAAAGCTGAGGACATTCAAAAGTTTGTTAACCCAAGCCAAATCAACTACCGCCGCGCACCTGCCACGTCGTTTGTGAACGGGGTGCTCCGTACGTTAGAAGCCAACAAGGTCAACGCTGACGTCACTGAAGAAGTGATGCGTTTGTTCTTGAACACCCTGCCTGAAACATCTTTTGCGCAGTCGTTCCGGTATCGTAAAGGCACTGCCGGTTTCCAACGCGACGCTATCGGTGCATTGCGCATGAAGACGTTCAGCCTGTCTCGCCAACTCTCCAACATGGAGTATGGTCAGAAGTTTGAAAAATTGCGTGCTGAGATCAAAGACTACGTCCGTAGCCAAGGCAACCAAGAAGAAGCCGTTGAGTACATGAATGAGTTGGATGCGCGTATTGACTACGCTATCAGCCCCAACGTACCGCAGTGGTCTAAGTTAGCCACGTCGTTCGGCTTCAACATGACGCTCGGTTTCAACGTGTCGTCAGCCATCGTCAACTTGGCGCAAGTCCCGCTGGTCGTGATGCCCTACTTGGGTGGTAAGTACGGATACAGTGAGACTACACGCGCTATTGGCCGGGCCACTCGTATTTTCTCCGGTAGCGGGTTCGACCGCGAAGTCGAGATGTTGGTGCCAACCGACAAGGGCGAGAAGAAGGTGAAGGTCAAGGCTTTCCCATCCATGGACAACTATGACTTCACGAAGAACCCTGAGTTGAAGCACCTTGAAACTTTGGTCAAGGTAGCCGGTGCACGTGGTCAGTTGAACCGCTCGCAGATTTACGACATCCTTGACGTAGGTGAAGAGAACAACTTGCTCACCAAGGTCAATGCCGCTTCCGGTTTTGTTTTCCATCATGGCGAACGCATGAACCGACAAGTTGCACTGATTGCGGCTTATGAGTTGGAACTTCAGAAACTTATCGGTGCCGGTAAGAAGTTAGATACTGCAACAGAAAAACAACAGCAAGCCGCTGCTGACTATGCGGTGTACGTAACAGAACTTACTAACGGTGGTACAGCCGCCGCCGCTGCGCCGCGTATTGCTCAAGGGCCTTTGGGTAAAGTTCTTTTCATGTACAAACGCTATGGCGTTTCCATGTACTACATGCTGTTCAAGACTGCGCGTGACGCGCTGAAAGACCAAGACCCCGAAGTCCGTAAAGCCGCCATGAAGCAGATCGCCGGTATCTACGGCTCTGCCGCCCTGATTGCCGGTGCATCCGGTGTGCCTATGTTTGGTGTTGCCGCCATGGTCTACAACATCTTTAAGGGTGATGACGAGGACGACATGGACACAGCCGCACGCAAGTGGATGGGCGAGTTGTATTACAGCGGTCTCGGCAACGCGGTGTTTGGCGTAGAGATCGCCGGTCGTGTGGGCTTGAGTGACCTGCTGTTCCGCGATACCACTACAAAGCCAAGCGATAGCGTCATGCTCAGTCTGATGGAACAGGCCGGTGGCCCTGTGCTTGGCGTAGCAAGTCGAATCGAGCGCGGTCTGAAGTTGATCAACGAGGGCTACACCCAACGAGGCATCGAGCAGATGCTCCCGTCTGCAATGGGTAACATGCTGAAGTCCATGCGCTTTGGCACTGAAGGTGCAAACACCTTACGCGGTGACCCCATCACTGGTGAGATCGGCCCTTGGAATACGTTTGCACAGTTCTTTGGTTTTGCCCCTGCCGAATACACCCGTCAGTTGGAGATCAATAGTTCGCTGAAGAACATTGAGCGCAAGACCATGGAAGACCGCACCAAGTTACTGCGCAACTTCTACATCGCCACCCGTAACGGCGACGCACAGGAACGTGCAAGTGTGTTGCAGAAGATGCTTGACTTCAACAAGAAGCACCCGACTGCGGCCATCACGCCCGACACCATCGACAACTCCATGGCACAGCACATGCGAACCACGTCCGAGATGTACCACGGCATTACGCTTAACAAGTCACTGCGACCTGAACTGATGCGTAACATCCGTGAGTACGACGACGAGGACGAGGAGTAAAAAAGCCCCCGCTTATGACGGCGGGGGCTAAACTCCATAAGGAGAACGAAGGACAGCTATCTGTCGGTCGCGATAGTATCACAGCCTTCTCCAAATGCGAACCCCCCACCGCTTGTCCTCAATGCGGGGGCGGTATTCCACCACCCAATAACGTCTTTGGGTGATGTCGTAGACCTGCCGCACACACTCCAAGGTATTTATACATGGTATAAATATCGACCCACCGATTGGGAAGTTATCCCAATCTACGACAAACCGCACCCCATCGGGTGCGAGATCGTCAAGGTGTAGCCTGTTTTTGGAGGAGCGCGGCGGTTGTCGCCATACTTTGCTCAGTTTCATCGTCCATAAATGATGAGCAGTCCACAGTGATTGCATCGACTGGCGGCCAGTTTGAATGGGTGCCTTTACCCAAACGAACCTTTTCCTTCTTTGCTTTCGTGCGTCCTGTTTTCAGACCATCAACAAATCCACCATAGTTGATCTGTTGCTTACCGCACCACTCTTTGAGCGGCTTGGGCAGAAGGTACAACCTTTTAATGTCGTACTCATAGCGTGCCACAAAGTTCATTCGTGGGACAGCTTCGGGGTGAATCAAGTGGTCGAGACCCGTTGATTGTTTACGTGCATCATCCGTACTCTTGATACGCAGGATGCCGTTGTAGTGATCGGCCAAGAAGTCCGTGAGGATGCTTTCAACATCAACGCCCATCTCAGCCATGTCGGTGCGTGCGTCTTGCATCACCTTGATAATCCACTGCACGATCGGTGCAATCTGCCAGTCAATCAGACCTAACTTCTTAGCCAACATCAGCCCCGTAATAGAGCGTGATGCTAAGACAGACCAAAAGCGGTTATCGGCCTTGAGGCCAGCCGCCACGTCAATCTTGCGCTGTGTTGTGATAGCGAGTTCCTTAGCCGACTCCAGATTGTTCATGACGTACTGGAGGTAGGGCACAGCCGCCAACCCGTAGTGTTCCTTGAGTGCGGTGCTGAACTTATCTGTCTCTTCTTTGGTTTCGAAGTTGACAGGTACGGCTTTGTATTCCAGTACCCGTTGGGCTTCCGCTTGTGGCAGAGCCTTGTATAGCGCAACGCGCTCAATCATGCTGGTGTTGCCTGTCGTGCCGAACAAAGTTTTCCATGGCTTACCACGTACTCGCTCCACGTTGCCTTTAGGCCCCATGCGGTTTCGTTGCATACCACTAGGAAGTTGGTAGGCAAAGTCAGACAAGTCTTTCGGTGCGGTGTTGGTCATCTCGTCCATGTACACGCACAGGTTTTTGTAAACCTCAGCGCGATTCATTTTTGAGTTGTACGTATCCCGCTCCTGAAGCATAAGCAGATCAGGGTCACCCCATATCGAGGCACCTGCCAACATCGCTGTTGTCTTGCCAAGGCCGGAGCCCTTGCTGAATATGTGGAACGCCGCCGCATTGATTGGTTGAAACTCCATTAACACCGCACCGAATGACATGCCAACAACGAATTGGTGCATCTCCATTCCAGTTCTGTTGTAGAACGACAAGGTCTTCTTCCACTCGTCCAACGAACCTTTTGGGTTGAAGGCGGGGAATAAACCTGCTGTTGCACCCGAGGGTGAATTGATCTCAACGCGGTCTTTGAACACTTCCATGTTGCCAAGGCAAAAGGATGTGCCCTTGTCGTCTGTCCAACCAAACTGTCTGCGTGCTTCGTCTGCTTCAGCCGTAAACTGTAACTCGTTTACCCATCTCATTGTGTACTCCATCAACTCGCCCACGTTCAAGACAGCAACGCCATGCGAGGCTAAGTATTTTCTGAACTCATCTTTCGTGCCCACCGCAGTCAGGGGTAACGTGAACTCACGCACTCCATCTCTTGGCAGGTGCAACCGCATCACCAACGCTTCACCCATCTCGGGGTCTTTCAAGCGACGCACAACGTACAGGTCATTGAAATAAACCATGACGTCTTTGTCTTCGCCTTCAGCGTTCTTGGAGTGCTTGAACACCCCACCATTCTTCCCACGGAAATACGGGTGTGGGTACTTGGGGATGCTGTACTTGATAGGGGTTGCGTTATGGATACCGAGTGGCTTTTGCACCACCACGTTATCTTCTTCCTCAGCCTCTTGTACTTCGCGCCCAAGCGAAATGGGTGACTTGATCTTGCCCCAATGTTGACAGTTCGTGCAGACGTCAGGGCGGTACTCATTAAAGCGTTCGCACAGGTATGGGCCTTTGATCAGGTCAACCTTGGCTTCGGTACGCTCGGCAGTGTATTCCTCGTGGTTGCATGAAATCTTGTGGATGGCTTTGCCACCATCAACACAGAACTTAGCAATGGATAGTGCGGCTCTCCACAGTGGCTCAGAGATGTTGTTCTGATTCATCACCGCTTCACCGATCTGTGCGCATCCGCTACCGGCCTGAGTTTTGATCAGGATAGTTTTGAAGCGGCTGACGTAACTGCCCGATAAGGCTTGCATCATTGCGTCCGCTTCGCGTGGCGCGTACTTCGGAGGTGCGACTGGTACATCGTCCTCGCCAATCAAGTTGCGGAACAACTCAAAGGGTATTGGGTCAGCAGGGGAGCCGACAAACACCACATCTTTCGGTGGGGTGTCTTTGTGATTGTGCGTCAGGGGAACTCTAAGCACCCGAGCCGCATCAGCAGTAACCGCAGGGTCACCATACATATTGTGTTCACGGCACAGTCTTTTGAACCGCTCCGCAACAGGAATCCATGTTTCACGTGAAACAGGTTCAGTCAGTGGCCAGTACACGTGGATACCACGCCCTGAGTTTACGAGTGTTGGTTTTGGCAGTCTTACTGTTTTGCAGAACGTGCGTAGTGCTAGTAACGCGTCTGCCTGTGTTTCGTAGTCCTTTGACGGCCCACAGTCTAAATCTAAGAAGAACGACCTGAGTTGTTTTACGTTGGGTACTTTGCGAGACCCTGCCTCTTCAAACGTACCAAGTGCAAAATAAGCGTCATAACCTTCGTTGTCCAAATTGTGAGCGGCATGGATGACTTCGTCGAGGGAACTGTAGAACTTCTGCACCTTGCGTTCGTCAGACAGACGACCCGCAAAGACACAGTAGAACCCAGTGTCCCCCAACACCGCCTCCAAAAATGTTTTAGTTTCCATATCCGCCAATAGTTAAAGTGAATGAGATAACCGAAAAGGTGGGGGTGGCCGGTACTGATCTCCGGCTTGTTGCGATTCTCCCTGCTTAAGCAATCGACGCAATCCTCGCATCCGCATCAGCCTGCGTAGTCACCCCCCAAATTTTTAGTCGTCCCAATCACCCACGATGTCAGCAATGTCGGACTTCTCAGCCGCAGGGGTTGCGGCCTTCTTTGTTACCTTGATAGGCTCTTCCACAACTTCCTCGGCTTCAACCTTGGCAGGTTTTGGTGCGGGGGCAGGGGCGGGTGCGGCTTCGATGGCCTTCGGTGCGGGAATCACACCATCCATCTGAGACACGTTCAAAGTGATTGCCTTGATGGTGTCAGCGTGGTCACGCATCTCCAAGGCGGCTTTCAACTCATGCTCTTCCAATGCACGTACTGGCTTGAAGATCAACTTAGGTGTTGCGCTGTCAATGTCAAAACGCATCTCGGTCACGATGCTAATGGCATGTGTGTTGTGTGCCTTGAGGTAGCGACCATAGGCTTGCAGTGGCATCTTCTTACCTTCTGCATCACCGAACACAGATGTTGATGGCAGGTTGATTTGATAGACTTCTTGCTTGTCCAACTCGCTCTCGATCATCACAGCAATACGCTGTTGGAATCGGCATGCACGACCTTCACCGCTTGGGGCAGAACCCTTAACGTGTTGTGGGCAGTCCTTGCAGAAAGACGCCTGACGCTGATCTTGTGGGACAGCGGAGTCGGGGCGTTGGGTATCAGACGACCAACATGTTGGCTTTGTGATCTTGCCCTTTTGGTACACGCCCTCAAAGAACATACGGGATACGGGTGCGGCATTGACCAACACGACGTTCATTGCACGATCTTCGCTGACGCGAACTTCTTTACCGCCAATGAATTCGCGGAACGCACCGCCCTCAATGGAGATGCGACGATTGCCGCTACCTGTGCTACCTGCAAGGGTGCTTGTCAGGTTGTCTTCGATACCGCCAAGCAGTGCAAGGGCGGCGTTGTTAGGCTTACCAAAAATTGTTAATTCGCTCATTTCGTTCTCCGGTTAAATATCTTTATCAGTTGTTTCAAAATCAAGTTCAAGTTGGACGGGTAGTCCCACATCAGGTTCAATCATCTTCACGTCGTCCTTGGGTTTGCTAGACAGGGCGGCTACCACTTGGGACACATTGAAACGATAGGTGTTGCCTATCTTCACGTATGTATCTTTAGGGATATAGCCCTGACGCAACCAAGCACGTACAGTTGAGACTGAGACTGTGAAGTGTTTAGCCAACGCTTCGATTGGCACAAACGGCTCTGTCATCATTTCCTCCGTACAGTTATGGTGTATTCGCTATCCACGTTGAGTCCCGGTGGTAGCAGGTCGGGATTGGCCTCAAGGAACTGTTTCATGTTTCCCTGATGCAAACGCTCATGTAGAAGTTCGGGCACGCCCTGCTCTACAATAAATTTACGCATGGACTCCCAATCGTTCGTCCAATAGTTTGACTTGACAGTGCGGTAGAACAAACCTTCTTCCGTACGCACACTCTCAATGTTCTGTTCCTTGCAGTACACAAGTAAAGCCGCTTTGACTTTGTCCATCTGCGCCTTGAGAATCTTCTCCCCTTCCTCGTAGGCGATACGGGCTTCGTCGTGCTTGGCCTTCATCTTCAAATATACCTTGACCAATTTTTCCACTGGTACTTTGGCTGTTTCTTCTGTCATCTTCGTTCTCCGTTTGGTTATTGGAATCTTTATTATAGTGGCTATTTATCCTTTATTCAAGTATTTCTTTGTAAAGATCAACTATTTTTGTGTGTACGTCTATTTTATTATCTAATAAGTTGTAAACGTGTCTTTCTACACCTGACCCCACAAGCTGTACCACTGTTGTTGGGTGTCGCTGACCTGATCGGTGAACTCGGGCGTTGGCCTGTGCGTACGTCTCAAGAGAGGATGTCGGCCCCCACCACACCACAGTGTCTGCGGCAGTCAGGGTTACACCATGGGCGGCT